GCCATCCAATACACGCTGTCTGGTGCGTTTATAGCTGCATTAGGAGATATAAGTCCTACATTTTCGTTTATAAGATTTACACCAAAAGTAAATGGTGCACCTACAAACTGCATACTATATAAAGATGTATCAGTCCAAATAAGTATTTCTTGTCTTGATCTTAAACCACCTACTATTTGTGATCCTGATGATAGTCTTAATGAACCTGCTGTATTGGTAGCGGTAGGCTCCCAATTAGTTGCACTTTCTTGATCTGAAAAAGCTATAAGCATAGGATCTATAACACCTGATCTTGAGCTACCACTAATCGGATCAGCTCCTAAAACTATAACATGTCTATCAATATCACTTACAATTACTTGCAATGCTTTAGTTGGTGTAAGATTTGCACCACTTAAACTACTTAACTCTACTGCTCTAGTGCTTGTTTCGTTAGTTTCATCCCAATAATAAATACTGCCTGCTCTTGGATTTATAATTAAATCTTCTCCAAAAGCATCGTGTGACCACAATCTTAACTGTCCAGTTTCTGTTAATTCAGTTTTTGAACCCCAAGTGCCGTTACTCCAAGCACCAGCACCCCAACCTGTCGATGTGACGAAAACATCTAAACCAACATTTATTTGATAAGCACCCACTACAGAAGACCCACCATTACCACTATCTGAAGAGTTTGCGGTCACGGTGGCACCAGAACTATCTTTAGCCTCTATTGTATAACTGTTTGTATTTACTACATTTGCTATTTGATATTCTTGATTTAATACTGCAGCAGTAATATTTCCACCTAATGAGGCGGCTCCACTAAATGTAACAAAATCGTTTTGAACAGCCCCGTGTGATGCGTCTGTTACAGTTATTGTAGCATCACCATTTGTAGCAGAGAATGTGACATCACCAGCAGATGTGGTTGATCTTATTGGGGTAACATCATCAAAATCAGAGCCTTGTTTTATATAATATTTAAAAGTAGTGCCAAGTCCTAAATATTTAGTTGCGTCTAAAGCAACCCAACCTAGTAATGCCCTGCCTGTGCCTAAGTAAGACGCATCAGTTCCTTTTTCCCAACCACCTATTTTTTCTGGTAGTCCTTTTCTAAACCTAACTAAATTACCATCTGTCCAACCACCTTTATTCATAAGGTCAGTCGTCTCTTTGTTGATGCCTGGATTAAATTGTAATTTAGTCAATGGCATGTTTATACCTCATGCCATTCTTTGCCTTCAAACAATAAGGCTTCTGCTTCTCTCCTTCTTACAAGACCTTGTAAAACCTCACCACCTGCTTTGTTCCAACGTTTAATTTGTGAAGGCACTCCTTCATAATCTTCATTGTTTAATACTTTTAACAAAGTAGAGTTTTGCAAATTAGTTGATCCAAGATTAAATGTCCAAGATACTAAAGCATCAAATTGATTTTGTTCTAATGGCACTTCAACAAGTTTGCTTACAGCCTCTTCAAATACTTCTACATCTTCAAGTAATAACATGTCTGCTCTTTCTTGTGATATTTCCATGCCCTCTTCTACGCCTTTAGTGCTTCCATATCCTATAGTCCAAACACCTGCTGCACATTTATAAGATTCAAGTTCGCAACCTTCAAACTTTTTAATTAAAGACAATCCCTCTTGTGATATTTCCATATTACTCTCCTTTGTCATTAGTGTGAGATGCTCCAAAATAGAACGAAATAATCGCACTTGCTAATCCTCCAAGATAACCAAGCACTAAATTAATTAATGCTTCGCTGTTTTGTTCTGGTGGTTGTAGTGTCACTAAGAATATATATCCTAGAAAACCACCTATGGTAACCAAGCCTATAATTCTAGCAGTCCAATCTTTACTAAACATACCTCTAGCATGTTGTTTGTCTTGTGTTTCTAGTTTAAATACATCTACATCAAGCTCTTTCATTTGAACTTCAAACTCTTGTTCTGCTTTTTTAAGCTCTAACATTTGTTCAGGCGTAGCATTTTGCATAGCTTGTTGTATAGATTTTTGGTCATTAGATACACCAAGAACTTGTGCTATTTTGCCCATAGCCATATTGCCTAACGGACCACCCATAGCTGATCCTAATGTAGGAGCCACAGCTCCCACGATATTTTTTAATAATCCTTTCATACTAATATACTCGTTAATACTGCTATACCAATAGCACCAAGAAAACCAAACACTCCAAAGGTTGCCGCTTTCATGGTTGAATTAATATAGGTGATTTCTTCTTTAATATCAGAAAACTCATTAAATGCGGTTTTCCAGCGTTCGTGAGATATTGTTTCTAACTTAGTAAGTCTTTCTGCAACATCATTGACTGTCATTTTTTTATTAACCATTTTGTAATGTATATATTTTAATTGGCTTTTGTTTGCCTTTTACAAAAATACTATCAAGTTCCTTTAACATAATTTGATCGCTAAAGCTACTTGCACTGATAGTATCATAACCTATTACAATATCTTCTCCAACATCCTTAGTTGAGCTTTCAAGCCTAGCTGCAAGGTTTACTGCATCACCTATGGCTGAGTAGTCAAACCTAGTATCACTACCCATATTACCTACAACAGCGTATCCAGTATTAACACCTAGTCCTATTTCAATACCAAGATCAGCTTTTTTAATATTGTCTTGTATTTCTTCAGCACATAACACTGCTACAGTTTCATGATTTGGTAAATCTATCGGTGCATTAAATATGGCCATCATTGCATCGCCAATATATTTATCTACCATGCCACCGTATTTTTTAACTGCATCAGCTTGTATGGTTAAAGCTTTGTTCATAATTTTAGTGACTTCTTCTGGCTCTAACTTTTCTGACATGGCAGTAAAGCCTCTTACATCACTGAATAGAAACGTGCAATATCTTTTTTCACCACCCAATACCAAAGAATCAGGGTTGTCTTGTAATTTTTTAACTTGGCGTGGATCAAGATAATGTTCAAACTGTTTTTTTATTTGTTGTCTTAGTTTGTATTGTTGTCTAAATCTTAAATAAAAAGCTATTGATCCTGTTATAAACTCTGATACTAATGTCCAAGAAACATCTATTAATAATCCTTTTTGTATAAGTATATATCCTACACTAGCTGTAATTATCATTAGTGCTGTGCCAACAGCTATACCCCAGGTAATACCTAATAAATGCAAAGCAAACCAAACTAAAGAAACAAATACTATTAATGAAAGTATTTCTACAGCTAGTGCGTAATCTGGTATATAAGGACTATCTTGTATTAATATACTTTCTGCTAAGGCTGTTTGTATTTTATGTGGCTCTAACAATCCAACAGGTGTTGCAATTTGAGGCATAACTCCATTTGCAGTAACACCAACAAATACAAACTTGCCAGCTACATACATTTCTTTTAATGTTGTTTGTTCTGTATCTACCCAACTAATCCACTTACGACCTAAGCTATCTGTTTTAACAGGTGGTATTCCTTGTATTGATATTTCTTCAATACCATTATCATTAGTTTTTATAATATAAGTTTTTACACCTAATAAAGATTTATATATTTGTGTGCCAAAACTAGGTATCCATTCGTTATTAGGTGTTTTTACTAAAAGAGGGATTCTTCTTACTAACTGATCAACGTCTGTGGGAGCTACAGCTAAACCTTGTATTGTTTTACTTGACAAGAGAGGATAGTTTGCTTTCACTCCCAAACTTATCATACCACCATTATCTTCACCAAGCACTACCGTTCCTGGTGATGAAGGATAATTACCCTTGCCATCTTCAAACATAGCTAATACTGATGGTGCAAATTGTAGAGTTTCAGCAAATATTTCATCACCTCCCATACGATCTTTTTGTGGAAAACTTACAACCCAACCAATACCCATGGCTCCGTTGTTAATTAAATCTAACTGAATTTCAGCTAATCTTTGCCTTGGTATTGGCCAACCACCCTCTCTTTCTACATCATCTTCAGTTATATTTAGTATTACAAAATTGCCACTAGGATCTGGCGTAGTTACAAAATTATCAAATACTTTAAGTTTTAATATTTGTAATGGCGTTGATTGATAAACTACAGGTGTTAAAAGTATTATAAGTATTGGTAATAATAATCTTTTCATTTAATCACTCTGAGTGATAGTGATTACACTATCTCCTCCTCCATTTATTTTAACTATATTAGAAACACCATCTTGTATTAATATTACGGTATATCCGTTGCCAGAATTTAAATCAACTTGCACTGACTCGCTAACGCTTCTTCGCAAACTAATTGTTTGTCCTGTAACTATTGTTGTTATTTGGGTATTAGTGTCTTGACCTATAAGCGTGCCTGTAATATTTACTCCAGTAGCTAAAGCAAGTTGATCTTCATCTTTCTCGACAGCTAGTTCATCCAATACATTAAGTAAATCCTCTAAAAAGTTTACATCTAAATAATTAATATCTAGTTCTGTAAATTCTAAATTATTTTCTTCTAACAAATCTTCAGCTAAATAATCTATATCAAGATCATTAAAATCTAATAAATTAACTGTTTTAGTTGTTGTTGCTTGTTCTTGATCTAATTGTTCTTCTTTGGGTGGCGTTACAATTAACATATTATCTATGATGTCTAAAGTAAGATCTAAAATAACAGGCTTAGTGGGTGCGTTTTCAAATACATCTACAGTAGTAGCTTGATAAGGTTTATTAAGTAAAACACTTCCTGTGGCTGTAACCACCTCTATTTCGCCACTAGAGAGCCCTAGAGCGTCTGGTAGCAAAATTATAAGGCTACGCCCTAGTTCATCAACTGTAGCCGTAAAATCAGTCCCACGTATCGCTATATTAGCTGTGGGTGTTTTTAGTTGTATATTCTGTTTGTCTATACGATTAAGATTACCTGTGATAAACCTTGCTGTGCCAAGACCAAAGGTAAGTGCCATCTTTGCTTTACTAGGATCAGGGTCGTAGATGTATTCGTCAATAAGAAGTTGACTATGCTCTGTAAGTTTTACAATAGATTTATCAAGGAAGGTAATAGCCATTCTTCCATTTTTGGTTATGGCCTCATCATTACTTTGAATAGCAAACTTTAAGTCTGCTTCATACGGCTTATCTCGGACAATTTGTGCTGTGCCGTTTAGCTCAGATATGTCACCTATATCAACAGCTTGTGCTTGTACCTTGGTCGTTTTGAATGACGCAAACAGTACCACTATTACCGATAGAAATAATTTTAAGCCAGTCATTATCTAATGTGCTTGATTGTGTTATGTTAAATGTTCTGCTATTACCAGTTTGATCTAAGTAAAAATAACCACCTGCATAACCAGATCCAGTAAAGTTTAATGTATTACTATCACCGTCTACATCAACATAACTTGTTCCACCATCATAATTTATATCAAAATCAAATGTGTTGCCGTCACCTTGTATAATCCAATCTAAATCAAGAGTTGCTGCTAAAGCACTTGTACCATGATCTAAAGTAAAGGTGTTTGTGCTACCTGTAACATCAACATTATAGTTTGAACTGTCAATACCATAAGTATTAGTTGGATCGCCTTGTATAGTGAAGGTATTACTATCTCCATCAAACTCAAAGAATCCTGTTATGGTATCACCTAATATATCACCTAAAAATTTATTGGAATCACCTATCTGGTTTATATCTAGTGTCATAGTAACACCGTCTAAATCTAATGCAGTTAGCGTACCTGCAACAGAATTAAGACCGCCAATAATGTTACCTGAACCTAATTGTTCAAGATCAATATTAGCAGTAGCACCACTCTGATCTACATATATTTCGTTATCAGCCGCGTATGTTGTCAACGCAGTCAGCGTCACAATCAGGCTTATCAATTTTAATTGATTCATTCTTTTTCTCCCAGAAACCTTTATCATAACCTATTTTTACTATTTGCAAAACTGCCTCCTCTATAGCCTTTTGTAGTGCTAATGTAGTAGGTTCATTTTCTGCATCACCCATTTCTATTTCTACTAGCTCTGTACCAGCTTCAATAAATTTAAAAACATCTTGTGATTGACCATAGCTAAAAACTTGTTTGCTAACTAAAACATCTATCAAAACTTCACCAGTGGCTATAGATACCATTCTTAAAGCTACGGTTATATTATCAATTCTATATTGTTTACTGCTACTGATACCCAAATATCTAGCACCTATACCACCACTTTTAATATTAGAGTCATAACCTAATACTGCTCCCTCCATAAGAACACCAGCAAATAGCAAAGGCATTATAGGTTTTGGACCGTCTGTACTTTCGTTTTGTTCTCTTGCAGAACGTATAAGCTGTCTTTCTTTTGTAAGATTATCAAGTCCAACTCTTTCAGCTACTCTAAAAAATTTACCATTTGCCGTATGTTTTAAACTTCTAATTAATAAATGTCCCGGTGCTTGCGTTAATGCTGTAGAGAATAAAGCAAATTCACTATTGCTTTTTCGCTGACCTGTTTGATCTGTAAAGCTGTTTGGATAAACCGCTACAACGATTGGAATTTTTGGTTCAGCTACTTTTAAAAGATCTTGAGATTGTATTTGTAAAATATTTGGTAAAGATTTACCTTGTCTGAAATTTTCGTCAATAGGATTTATACTACAACTAGAAAGAAAAATCGCCAATAGGAAGCTGTATTTCTGTAACATTACCGTTCTCATCCGTAATAATTAGAGTGATAACGCCATCTTCAATACTATATTCAATAGTGTTTCCCTCAAGTGTTAAAGTTCCTTCTGTGCTTGGTGTCTCTCCAAATAAATTTTCTACAAGCTGTCTTGATAGTTGTGCGTATATTCTTGATTCTAAATTTCTTATAAACCTTGCTAATGTTGTGTTTTCTTTATCTCTCTCTAGCTGTTCTTGAATAGCTTTTATTTCTTCTTTAATACTCATTTTTCTATTAAACTCTTGGTTTTCAATAGTTAAATAATGAGAAGAGGTATTGATGCCACTAAAAGATGGGTTTTTAAATTTATGAGTTATAGTATCTGCTTTAATATTCGTAACAATAATTCCAAAGAACAATACAAAACCTATGAAAACTATACTTATTGTAAGTCTGTATCTTTCTAATTCTTCTTTATCAATCTTTTCTTTGGTCATCTCTATCTGCTTTAGCTATTTTATTGCTATCTATTAACTGTGGAACACCCAATATTGTTTTTATTAGAGTATCTTGTCTAATAATTTCGTTATCTAAACTACGAACTCTATCTATTAATGCTACCAAAATACCATGTTGTGAATCAAGTTTGGTGCCTAATCGCTCTTCAATAGCTGCAATTTGACCCTCTACTTTTTCGTCAACGGTATCTAGTTTAGTTTCCATACCGTCAACAATACGCATAATTAATTTATAGATAAACCACCCTAGGCCTAAGGCAGCTGCTATAGGGAACCCAACTTCTTGTATAAGCGTGACTACTGACTCCATTAGTAATCACCCCAAACTTTTGTTTTTTTGCCTCCGTTGTACTCAACTGCATGACCTTCTTTTATTAAGACTTGGCATATATCTCTACCATCTTCAGTATATGGTATGCCTAGAATACGACCATACTTACCTTTGCCTAATGACTTAACTTTTATATCGCCAATACAAAGTTCTTGTAACCTTGATTTAGCAGCAAGACCAAGTTTTTTTTCTGCAAGATCCCTTGTTCTACTTTCTGGTGTATCTATTCCTGCTAACCTAACACGTTGTTTATGAAGCTTTACATCAAATCCAAGATCAAGACAACAATCAAATGTGTCTCCATCAACAATACGTTCTAGGGTTGCGTTGTAAACAAACGCATCAGGTGATTTAGCCATTACTTTTTAGATGTTTTTTTTACTCTTTTTGTAGTCCAAGCCTCGTTTACATTTGGTGTTGATTTATCATCAGCCACAAACTTACCTTTTTTAGTTCTAGCTCTTACTTTAACTTCTTCTGTATTAGTAAGATTGCCCCACAATCTTTTAAAAAAACTCATAATATTCTCCTTTATTTTGATTTGTATTGAAGACTTAATATTATTATAGTGTAAAAACTCTTTATCGCAATCTTACTGAATAAAATTAAATTTATTGTTTAAAGTAGGACGGTAACCCAAGCATGGGTCTAGTATCGTATTTATTTTTTTCAGCATTTTTACTACTTGCATCGTTGTAGTGTAAAAAAACTTGTCCACAATCTTTACCTTCAAACGGTTCTCTCCAATGCTCTAACTCACAACCACGATACATTAACATATCTCCTGATCTTAAATTTACTTTTATATCAGGTTCTAAATATATTGACCATTCATCTCCACCTAGATTCATAGTGGCGGATATTTCACAAGAAGATCTATCTTTATGTCTTTTAAGCTCGTCACCTTTTTTATAAATTCTTGCATAAGAATAAGTTTCAATTAGTTTAACACCTGATTCTTTTTCCATAATTGGTTTTACTTTTTGTAATAAAGTTTCCATAACTATATCAGCGTAGTGTGAGTAAGTCTCTAGTACTTGTGTATCATTCCAAACACCAAAGTATTGTGTAAACTGTGAAATAAACTTTTCTTTAAACAAATGATCTGCTACTGCTCGTTTATTTAAAAAGTATTGGTAACAAAAATCTGCTAGTTCCTTGGATATAGCACCTTTAATTATTTGATAATTGTCTTTTTTAAAACTCATTTTTACTTTTATATAAAATTTGCAACCATTACTACTCTTTTGTCGTCTATTTTAGGGCTTTGTTGATAATGTGCCAAATCACCATCAAACATTATTATGTCGTCTTCTTTTGCTTCTGAGTACATTTTTTTATTGTTTTTATCTAATACTATTGTTTTTCCTTCTTCAAAACTAGATAAGTAAATGATTATAACTTTATGCGTTAAAGGTAAATCAAGATGCGGTGTGCTTTCTTTAATACTACTATGTAGCGTTAAATTAAGATTCATTCTATAAACGACATCAAAATGTATATTATTAAAATCTAATATTTCTTTTAATATAAAATAACATTTTTCAAAATATGCAGAACTGACATAGGGAACTGCAATTCCGTCTTTTGCTGGGTCTGGTCTGTCTAATAACACATGACTAAAAAATTCCATATCTTTTTTTGGGTCAGGGTTTAGATCTATAGTAGTTGTAAGATTATAATGCCAAGCAATTTTATTAGAAAGTATAATTTTTTTTAACTCTTTATAATCTTCTGTTAATGGATTTTTTAATTTATTTATCATTTGTACGGATACCCTAAATTCCAACATACTAAAGAATGTCGTGTTCCTTTTGTTACTGGCTTTACTCTATGCCAAACAAAAGAAGGAAAAACTATTACACTACCTTTTTGTCTTACTTCTTCACATATTCTTGGTTGTGAACCTTCGTCTGTATTTCTAAAATCAAACTCTAAATCTCCACCTTCATATTCATCAGGGTCAGTAAGTGATACAGTCATACTAAGTTTTCTTAACTTACCATGTATATTTTTATTATCTGGCTCGTTATAAAAGTCTTCATATGAATCACAATGCCAATCATAAAACTGTCCTTTTTTATATTCTGTAAACTGACAAGCTTCACTATAATCCCAATCAAAATTCCAACCAGCACTTGCATTTGCTTGATGTATGTAAGGTTGTATTTCTTTATATATCCATCTATCACTCATCCATACAATATCTGATTTTCTTTTTTTTTGAATGTTTTTTAATTGTACTTCTGTAAGTTCTTTTTTATTATTGTTTCCTGTAACAGCTATTTCTTTTTTTTGTTCTTTACCGTAACGAACTATGTCGTCACATATTCTTTCTGGTATAGCAGATTTAAAATACCAATAATACCATTTAAGATTCATATTTTTTTCCTATGTTTTTATATTTTTCTATAACAGAAGGAAGTAAAAAATCTTCTATTGGGTACGGTTTCTTTTCTATTTTATCTGTTCTTATTGTGTGTAAATCTACATCACCAAAAATAGAATCATCATACTGTACCCCTTGTATTTCAAATTGTTTTAAGTCTGTATAAGTATGTTCAAATTTGGGTATATTAAAAAAGTCATAAATACTATTCACCGTATTTTTTGGATGAGAAATTAATTGGTCGTATGTAATAAACAAGTGTTCATAATTTTTCTGTATTAAAGGAATTTGTTTGATAGCGTTTCCTAAAACACCTGTTTCTGGATTCATATAATGATCTGCTTCTATATCGCTATTTTCTTTTTTAACTTTATATCCTTTTAATAACGAAGCTAAACACTCTAAAGGATTTCTATACAAAATTAAAAATTTAATTTTTTTATCAAAATATTTTTCTAATAATTCAAGGTTACCATCTGACCACCAGTTTGATCTATTAATAACATATTTGGTTTTAAATGTTTCAGAATAAGTATAGAAAGTTTTTCTAATGACGTTGTCTATAGAATCATTATGGGGAAAGTTTTGATGTTGTGATAACTTTAAATCTTTTTGATTTTTTATTAAATCAAGTTGATAAATAATCTCAGTAAGAGGACTGTTAGCTGTGAGGGTTATATCTGGGTTTTGGTTTAAGATACTGCCTAATAAAGTGTTGCCTGCACGCTGTAAACTAATACAAAAATAAAGTTCCATTAATAGGCTAAACTAAATCCAATCGCCGTCTTTTTTTAATTGAAATACTTTCCTTAAATCCCAAACACTTGATGCGACAAAACTACCAAATGGATCATTGACAGCAACAAATCCTGAACCACCAGCTTGACCTACCCTAGAAGCGTTTGATGGACCGTAAGCACCACCGCCACCTCCACCGCCTCTATTGACAGTGCCTTCAGTTGCTGCCAAAGAAGGGTCAGAGCCACTTCCATACCCTGTTCCTCCAGTACCTCCTGGTCCTGGAGCACCTCCTTCGTTATCTGGAGCTGTAAGAGTGCTATCACCTGCTGCTCCTCCACCACCGTCTGCATAAGCTACTGGTGAACCTGTAATAGCAGATGTTACACCTTGTCCACCTCTGCCTCCAGTAACATTATTAGGATTTCCTTTTTGACCAGCTTCACCTGCTCCACCGCCACCTACAGCACAACCATAGTTTGATGATGGGTTTCTTCCAAGGCCAGAAGGATAACCTTGATTAGCAGTTCCTAAACCACCACCTCCTGGTCGTGGGTCATTTCCAACTACAGTAGTTCCTGGACCACCAACGCCATACCAAATACCAGAACCTCCGCCTGAACCTCCATCTTGTCCAAATTGACTTCCAGAAGCAGGACCACTTGTATTGGTATAAGCAAATCTGCCACCACCTGATCCTCCTCCCTCAGAGGTTATAGGACCAAAGCTAGAATCTGACCCTTTATTCCATATACCGTGGCCAGTTATGTCTGCTCCTCCTGCTCCAACAACAACAGGTATTGTTGAACCTGCGGTCACAGTTAAAGCTGGTTCTGCCGAAGCACCTCCTCCTGAACTTTCTCCAGGAACTGAGCTACGATAACCTCCTGCTCCACCACCTCCGCCAAAGAAACCTCCTGCTCCACCACCAGCAACTACTAAATATGTTACTGAAGTTGTTTTAGAAGGCACTACATAGTTTGTACTGCTATTAAAAGATGTTACTTTTGCTGAAAAAACTGGCTCATGGTCTGCTCCAATTAATGGTGATCTTTCAATTTTTGTAATAGACATATTAAACCTCGTTCCATTTTAAATTTGTAGCGTCCCAAACGTAGTCAGTTTCTGTTACGGGATCAGTAGAATGATCAAATGTTATACCTATCCATCTTCGGTTAGATTCATCCCATGTTGCGTTAGCTCTAAAGCCACCTATATCAACTGTGTTTGGAAAAGTAACTGGTGCTTGCCAATCATCGTTTGAGTCTAAAGACCAAGATGGGTAGGGTTGAGGTGCTAAAAATTTATCTTTACTTGCATCGTAAATGGTACCAGCACCTGCAAATTGTTTTCTAAAACTATGATTATATGAAGTTTGTTTCCAAGCTACACCATTTTCTGAATGTGGGACAATAGATGCTACAAATGTTTCTGCGTCTGCGTGAAGATCACCGCCGTTAGCATCTACATCTTCGTTAGATATTACTATTACTCTTATTACTTTGTTATCGCTATCAAGTTCTGCAAAGTGAGCCATATCTTAACCCCTTACGCATCATCTAATTCTTCGTAGTTAATGAGGTAAGTTAAATCGCCATTAGCACTTGCACCACCTTCTAAAATATCTCCTTCTTCAAGATAAATAGCTGAGTTTTTATCTATCAAAACAAGAGTTGAATCTGCTGGAACTGCAATAGTTGATGCAAATAAAACTACTGAGCCACCACTTTTAATAATTCCCATTGTTACAGTCGCAGAGTTTGTGCCGTCTATGTTAGCAACAATAACGTTATTAACTTTAAGTAACTTGTCGCTTGCACAAGTTAATAAATCAGTTGTTGTAGTAGTAGTTAAAGCTCCATTGGTACTTTTACCGTTTATCGAAGTTACTGCTACTAAATTTGGATTTGCCATATTATCTCCTATATTATCCGAATACTATTGCAAAAGCTACTGCTCTACCATTAGTTGCTACTCGGCTTGAATTTTCTGTTATATTTCCTGTAACTGTTGCATCTCCACCTATAGATACATCATCTGTTACTGTTAAATCATCTTCTACCTTTAAATCTACTACATTAAGACTAGCAAAAGCATCAACTACTGCTGCTCCTGAACCTGCACCGTCTGAATAAACTGCTTTAGTATCTCCAGCAGGTATAGTTATATTAGCACCACTACCTTGTGAAATAATTATGTTTTGTGAACCACTTGTACCATTTTCTATAAACCAAAGCTTAGATACGGTATTTGGTCCAATAGTAATAGTGCAAGCTGAGTCAAGCGTACCTGTGTATTTTAGATAAATAGATCTTCCAGGATCAGTTGATCCGTCTGCAATAGTTGTGGTGTGAGTATCAGCGTTGGTTGTTATCGCCTCTGTACCAAAGCTAAATGCTTCTGCAATAAGCTCTAGGTTAGTATTTGTAGATGTTCCCCAGGTACCAGATTCATCACCTGTTGCTATTTCTTTTAACCTAAGATCATTAACGTATGTTGCCATGTTTATCTCCGTTCAAATTTATTATAAGTTGTTTTTTCATAAAAGTTAAGCAACGTCTACCCAATTTGGTGTTTGTGTATCATCTATCCTAGACCAAACCAATACACTTCCTATTGATCCTGTAAGTTCAAGACCTGTTAAGGACACGTCTGCATTGGCTCTAGTAGTTATTGATCCAAGATTTGAAGTGGTAGAAACGCCATCAATATTAAATCTAGCGTTGTGATGAACAGTTACAGAACCTATGGCAGATGTGCCAGCAACTCCAGATATTACTACATTAGCCTCTCCATCTACATCTACACTTACACTACCAACAGTAGCTACTGCACCTGTAACTACTGCTATGGCTTGAGCGTTGACACCTGCTGTTGGTGCTCCTGTTGTAGCAGAGACACCAATAATTCCAAATCTACCAGCAGCGTCAATAGCAATAGCACTGACTGTTGCGGTTGCTGCACTAGGTGCTGTTAGTGTAACTGGTACAGGTTCTCCCCAAGCACCTTCACCCCAAGTGCCTCTACCCCAACCTGTAATATTAGCCATTTTAGGCTAGATTAAGCTATTCTAATTATAGCTGTACTGGCTGCTGCTGCGGGAAAAACTACTGTAAAATCACCTGCGGTTGATGTTTTATCACCACCAAAGTCGATTGTAGCTACAGACTTATTACTATCAGAAGAGTTGTAGATCATACAACCTCTAGCTGTAACAGTTGCTGTTCCAAAAGTTAAATCAGCAAAATCAGTAAACCCTGTAGTACCACTAGAAGTAGGATCTACTCTAGTCAAATTACTACCGCCAGAAGTATAGTTTGTACCACTTACTTCATTTGTAGTTGTAAATGCTGTTGTAGTGGCTCCTAATGTAGCTGAGCTTGTATATAAAGCTAGTTTAAAAGTATCTCCACCTGAGTTTTTAAAGTTGTGCACAGCTTCAAGAAGTTCTTTTTTAAAGCTAGTGGTTAATGTTGATGTAATAGCCATATTAAATCCTTTTAATTATATCTGCTAACTCTGTGTCTCCTTGTTTTATGAAGTCTTGTATCAAAGTAGCTTTATAGGATTTTAACGCATTTTTTATATAAATCAAACAAACCTTATAAATTAGTTCTTTATAAGCTCTAGCTTGTTCTTTAATATATGGATCTTCACTTTCACTTGTGCTAACTATTTTTTCTGTTAATCTTTCTGCCCAAAACTCAGGAGGATGACCACCATGGTTGCTTGTTTTAGTCTCTATAATGCCTAGTCCAGGCATACCTGCTGGAGTAATCTTATCTACCATTTTTTTGGTTCCACTGGTCTTAATATATCATCGCCACCAATACTTTTTATATTTTCATTTTCTAGGTGTGAGTCAGTTCTATCTACCAATACAGCTTCTTGATTTTTTTCAACAATATTTAAATTATTAATTCTTTCTAGTTTTATACCATCTTTCCCAGCTAATATGATGTAAGGATTTTTAAGTCTATGGTATCCATACAGTTTTTGTTCCGATGATACATCTGTATCTAGTAAGCTTGAGCTATGTGCAACTTCTACTTCTATACCTGATGATATACATTTACTTAGCCAAAATTCTACACATCCTCTACCTGCCTCTGCAAAATGTAAATTGCCTTTATAACTAAAATCTATGCCAAACATTTTAATATTAGCTACTTCGTTCCAATAAGCAAATGCTACTGCGTATGCAATCGTATTATTTAGATAGTGACAATTTGAGTATTCTATAACCTCTTTTAATGGATATTCAACCAATCCCGGACAACGTTTATCTAATTCGCACGTATATATAGGGCCTTTATGTTCTTGCAACATTTTAGCCATACCTTTAGTTTGACCACCTGCATCATCTGTTTCTAAGAATCTTGATGCGGGATCCATCATGAATACTCTATCGTGATAAACTACTGTGCCTACACCGTTTATTGCCCACACTTCATCAAAATGAACTCCGTGTGATTTTGCCATGTTGTAATCAAACCAGCTTTTTCCCATACCAACTATGGCAACTGTTTTGCCTTTCAGACTTTCAATTTGTTTCATTTATTTTACGATACCGTTGTCCTCAAAGAATCGTAGCGGTATTCATCTCTCCTTCCTCTAGCTTCTGCAAGATTTTTTAATCTATTTATTTCACCTGTAAAGCGTTGTTCGTATTGCTGTAATAAATCATTTTCACCTTTCATAAATATGTAAGCTTCAACCAAACTACCGTATAACAAAGCATTACGTGCGTTGCTGGATAGCCAAGTTCCTGTAGTATCTGTCACTAAAGAGTTTGGTTTATAAAGATAATGTAATTCTACATCGTAATTTTGATCTGGAACTGGACTCACTATAAGCGTAGAACCATTGTTTGAAGCTGTAGATAGTTCTTTATCAAATTCTCCATAATACTTTGGTAAACCTCTCAAAGTTGAATCAGTTGGATCAACAGAATATTCACGCATAAAAGATGGATGTTTTTTATCTAAATAATGATAGTCTCCATTACCGTCTATAACTGCTAGAGAAAAACTTGTTTGATAATCTGAAGGTGTTGTAAGATAAGTATTCTCTGCTGTTAATGAACCTGTTACATTTTTACGAAAAAAATCAAACTGCACTAATTCAAATATTCTTTCTTCAGTATTTTTAATAAAATCATCTAATGTATTTACAAAAGTTGTTTCTGTATTTTGAGTATAGTTTTGTATTAAAGTTTTTAATTCTGATAATGTCATAATTAAACGGTATTTGCTGTCCACCCCATTCCTGAGTGATTAGTACAATAATAATAAAGTGTTGGAGCTCCTGAAGCAACTGTTATTTCGGTATAAGCACCGCCATATCCAGGTGTGCCATAAGTTGTAACTCCAGTCGTGTACTCTGAACCGCCACTGTGTGTTCCATTAGCAGTGGTTGAAAATCTAAGAGGATGTCCAATATTGCTTGAATCCGATTGTCCAAATTGATATGTTCTTCCTTCTGTTAAATTTAAAGTAACATCTGCTGTAGCAGTAGAACCATCAATAGCAAATTTATTTGTAGATCCAAAATTGTAATAGGGATGATTTGAGGGGTTGCCACCTACAACAGTTACTGTATAAAGTGTAGTTGTGGCTATTGATACAGTCACTGATCCTAAGCTTGCTGTTGCACTAACTCCTGTTGGCTCAGCAGTGGGTGTTACTTCAGTGGTAGTAATTGATGGAGAACCAACTGAACCTGTTATTCCATCTACTTTAAAATTTGATCCAATAATATTTGGATCCATGCAATTACCCTTTTTAATATCTGTATATGTAACAACAACAAATCCTTCTCCAACACCAACATCAGTATTAGGCCTTGGTTTATATAAAGCTTCAGGATCAGATACATGTGGTAATGGCTCTAGTTGTGGATGTTTAGGATCAAAACAATCTCTACAAGTTTTTGCTCCATTCCATTCTTCTTTTAGTTGAGATAATTTGTATTCAAATCCACACCTATCACAAACAGCTATTGCGTATTTACCACTAGCGTATGCCATATTAGTATCCGTTTCTTAAGTAAGGCGATATTCTAAAAGAAGCGGTATCTTCGTCTTGAGACATAGCTCTTTCAAACTCATCTTCATACATTTGTTTTAACATAACTACTCTATCTGGTGCTTTTTTAATAGCTATGTAATAAGCAAGACCTGCTGCAAAACAAGGGTAAAATCTAAACGGCATATCCATAGTGTTGGTTGCTGTATCAGCATCGTCCATTCTTACTAACTTATTAAATACTAATACATCAGTGCTGTTTTCTGGTGTTGGCCATATATTTAAAACAGGACTAATCTGTTTGTCTAAAAAGAATTGATTAGGTCTTGCTTGAGTAGATTTAGTTGGAATATTTAAAAATTCACTTCTGCTAATTTTTGTCATTTGCAGATCAAGATTAGTTCCGTCAGTATCTCTTCTCAATGAGCAGTCTAATATATCAATAACATTAGAATCTAAAGTGTATTGATTGGTACCCTTGGTTACAGTTTGAGTTGCTTGTTCTATAGTCCACTGATTAAGCCCTCGATTAGCCCACTCGGCCAACATAAGGTTTATAGATCTTTTTGCTGTTTTAAGATCATAACCTGTTCTAAGCTCTAGCCCACATCTTTCAAAAGCCTCTTCAACAAACTCAGTTACATTTGGTTCAAAATTAGTGCTACTAGATGTTGCCATATTATTTTCTTCTTCTGACTACTCTTTTCTTTTTTAAAGGTTTAGCTTTTTTTT